CAACCTGGGCAACAAGACCACGCCCACGACCCGCGTGATGAGCACGCTCGCCACCGCCTCGGCATCTGGCGGCAACAACAGCTTCAGCTATAGCTGGCGAGTCATCGGCAGCGGCGGCGGCGCATCCGGCGCAAGCGTCAGCGGCAATGGCACTCAGTGCAGTGTCCAGTGTACCGCCCAGCTCAACGGCGGCAGCTACGTCGATGTGGCCTGCGACATCTCGGACGGCACGTCCTCGCAGACTGTCACCGCGCGCTGCTCCTTCAACTACTTCAATACCGTCTGACGACGGACTCACATGGAAACCGAAACCAAGCTCATTGCTGTCCCTCTCCTGTTCGGAGCCGCTATCGGCTTCGCCCAGGTGTTGGCTAAGGGGAAGCCGTTCGACTGGCGCCTCGCACTCGCACGCTCCATCCTCAATGGCGCCCTAGGCGTCGGCGCTGCATTCGCCCTCGTGATCTTCCCGACGATGTCCCTGCCCGCCGTGGTGGGCCTCGCGTGCATCCTCGCGTCTCTCGGTACGTCCGCCATCGAGCGGCTGTTCCAGCGCGTCATGGGAGGCTCCGGTGGCGGCCAGTAAGGACTCGCTCGAAGCCCTGCACACCGCCATCGCGGACAAGCTCACCGAGAGCATTGCGTCGATGCCTGCGGACGGTAAGGGCCTCGCTGCGCTGCTCAACGTCGCCCGCCAGTTCGTCAAGGACAACGGCATCGAGGCCCTGCCCTCCGAGGGTAGCTCCGTTGGCCGCCTGTCCGAGAAGCTGAAGGAGTTCCCGTTCGACCCCACTGCTGACGGGGTGCATTGACCTCGAAGCATCCCTTCGAGGACTTCCGAAACTTCGTCTTCCACATCTGGAAGCACCTCAACCTTCCGGCGCCCACGCCTGTGCAGTACGACATCTCGTCGTACCTCCAGCACGGACCACGGCGCCGGATCATTGAGGCGTTCCGAGGAATCGGCAAGTCCTGGCTTACGGCCGCCTACGTGTGCTGGCTGCTGTGGAAGAACCCGCAGCACAAGATTCTCGTGGTGTCCGCCTCAAAGGACCGCGCAGACGCCTTCTCGATCTTCGTGAAGCGCCTGATCGAGACCGTCCCCGAGCTGGCCCACCTGAAGCCCCGTGGTGACCAGCGCAACTCCAACCTGGCCTTCGATGTTGGCCCTGCAATGCCCGACCAATCCCCCTCGGTGAAGTCCGTGGGTATCACTGGTCAGCTAACGGGTTCCCGTGCGGACACGATCATTGCGGACGACGTCGAGGTAGTGAAGAACTCTGCGACCGTGGCGCAGCGCGAGAAGCTGTCCGAACTCATCAAGGAGTTCGACGCAATCCTGAAGCCGCTCCCGGATAGCGAGATTATTTACCTGGGCACGCCTCAGACCGAGGAGTCGATCTACAACCGACTGCCCGAACGCGGCTACGAAATCCGCATCTGGCCGGCGCGCTACCCGAAGGACCAGAAGCACTACCTCCAATACTCGGGCCGCCTGGCGCCGTTCATTGCGGAGGGCTTCGAGTCCGGCAAGAAGATCCCGTGGTCGCCTGTGGAGCCGTCGCGCTTCCACGAGGAAGACCTACTGAAGCGTGAGGCGTCCTATGGACGTTCGGGCTTCATGCTCCAGTTCATGCTCGACACGACGCTGTCGGACAGCGAGCGCTACCCACTGAAGCTAACCGACCTGGTCGTGATGGACGTGGACCGCGAGGCTGCACCGATCCGCATCATGTGGTCGTCGGGCACCGAGCACTGTGTACAGGACATCCCTGCGGTCGGCTTCACCGGAGACCGCCTGTATCGCCCCATGTACGTCGCCAAGGATGTCGAGGAGTACACGGGTGCCGTCATGTCCATCGACCCGTCAGGACGCGGTGGAGACGAAACAGGCTATGCAGTGACGAAGCTGCTGCGCGGCATGGTGTTCCTGCGTCGTGCCGGCGGCATCAAGGGTGGCTACGACGACGCCGCGCTGGAACAGATCGCGCACATCGCACGCGCCGAGAAGGTCAAGACCATCCTAGTCGAGAGCAACTTCGGTGACGGCATGTTCGTGAAGCTGCTGGAGCCCGTCCTCCGTCGAATCTACCCGTGTGTAGTGGAGGAGGTACGCAGCACCGGCCAGAAGGAGCGTCGAATCATCGACACCCTGGAGCCCGTGATGAACCAGCACCGCCTTGTGGTGGATGCAGCGGTTCTCCGCGCGGACCAGAAGGACGACCCGCAGTTCCAACTGTTCCACCAGATGACGCGCATCACGCGTGACCGAGGCGCCCTGCGCCACGACGACCGACTCGATGCGCTCGCAATGGCCGTCAAGTATTGGACCGAGTGGCTGGACCGCGACGTCACCCGCGAGGAAGACCGTCGCATGGAGGAGATGTTCGACCAGCAGCTCCGCGAGTTCGAGGACTACGTTCTCGGCCGCACGAGCCCACAGGACAACTTCTACGACAACTACTGACCGCCCAGCTCTGTCGTGAGGTGAACCACAGCGTTCTCGAACGACACGAGCGGGTGCGCGCCGCAGAACGTGTCCAAGTACGTCAGCACCGCGTCGTTGTCGGTGCTTTGCATCCCCGCCGAAAGACGCCCTGTAGCAGATATGAAACCGGCGGCCCAGCTATTCATGAAGTTCACGGTGGATAGGTCGTGCGACTTTCGCGCTTCCACCCAGGCACCGCAGGACGAAAGACCTGGGCCGTAGCTCGTGTGCGGCACGGGCGGCGGGCTACCCATCAATGCAAACGCTAAGACAACGGCAGCGGCCATCTCATCCCCCCCTTGGTGTTTTAGATAGCTTATCAACTCCCTCCGCGCCTGGAGACGTTCCTCGTGAGCGTCGAAGGGGAGCGCTTGGTCGCCTACCGCGACACTACCGGCCGCTGGACCATCGGTGTCGGCCACACCGGCCCCGAAGCCCGGCAGGGCATGACCATCACGCGGGAACAGTCCCGCGCCTACCTCCGCGCGGACGCAGAGACCGCCGACAAGGCCGTCTCCGAACTTGTGCGGGTTCCTCTCACGGAGAACCAGCGGTTCGTCCTGGTGAGCTTCGTGTTCAACCTTGGACGCTCTCGACTCGCGACGTCCACCCTCCTCCGTCTGCTCAACGCAGGCGACTACGCCTCCGTGCCTACGCAGCTCCTCCGGTGGAACAAAGAAACCATCGACGGCGTGCTGCGCGACAACGTCGGCCTCACCCACCGCCGCGAGGCGGAAATCAAACTCTGGAACTCCAAATGAAGACCATCATCGCCCGCATCAAAGCTTTCTTCGCACGCCTGTTCGGCAAGAAGACCTCGACCCCTGCCCCGTCCACGCCCAGCGCTGCCAGCGGCGGCCACACTGGCGTGAATCCCCCGAAGCAGGTCCGATGACCACTGTGGCCTGGGACGGCCGATCCCTGGCCGCCGACTCGCAGATCACCAGCGAGTTCAAGACCACAGGCCACTCGAAGTTCTTCCGCTTCCGCGACGGCTCCATTGGGGCCTTCGCTGGAACGTGGGCGAACGTGCAGGCCGCACAGCGCTTCCTGGATCACCAGGTGGACGAGTGCCCGACGACCGAGTGGACTGCCATCGTCATGCGGCCCGGTGGCCGTGTGGACGTGCTGGAGTGCGACGGGAGCGTGCTGGACATCACCACGATCCCCTATGCCCTCGGCAGTGGTCAGGCGTATGCCCTGGCCGCCATGGCCTGCGGAAAGACAGCTCAGGAGGCGGTGTACGTCGCTGCCTCGTTCGACCCATACACAGGTGGCCCTATCGAGGAGCACAGACTCTCCGACGTGGCCGCTGTGGCGCCCAAGCGAAAGACCGCCACTCGCAAGTCCTGAGACCTCGGCGCCGTAGCATGGCCCTATGGGACGACGAAACACGAATGCCATGGGACCACCGGCCATCTGCAATGTCTGCGGGTATCCCTGCGCCACGCTGCACCAAGCAGGAAGCATCTGTCCAAGGTGTAAGCAGGGAGACCTGATCCACCGTAGCTTCTGGAGCATCCATGCATGCCCTACGTGCGACTACTCGGCAGGCGGTCTCTGCCCCCGATGTGGCGGCAGGGGCTTCCTGGCTGAGCCCAGGGAGGATGTGACCATGGATGCTCTCCAGCGGTACCACCCCCGAGTTCAGTTCGTGGACTACCAGTCGATACCACAGGAAGTTCTTACGACACCGTAAGGTATCCCTTATGATGTCTTTGCTTTCTCTCTATCTGGAGCTTCGCTCCTATGCTCCGGGTTATATCGTTCTGGCATCTGGAATCAGTCACTTAGCATGAAGCGCCTCGTCTCCATCCTGGCCCTTTCGGCCGCCCTCTCCGCCTGCGTCACCGTCACTCCCCAAGCCCAACGCATCCAGGTTCACCCTGCGAACTCGGTGGCTCTCCAGTCGTGCCAGAAGGTCGGCCCGGTGAAGGCCGAGGTGTCCGGCTGGGGCAAGTGGACCTACGACCAGATGAATCAGCAAGCCGAGGCCGACCTACGCAACATCGTTGCGACCCAGTACGGCGACAAGGCAGACTCCGTGATGCTGCTCGGCGTGGAGACCTTCACGAACTCCGCAGTCGCCAACGGCATCGCCTATAAGTGCTTCTGAAGAACGGCTAGGGGAATTGCATGGTGCTTGAAATAGTCGTCGCACTTGTGGCCTTTCTCATTGGGTGGAGCGCAGCTTCGCAACGACACAAGCCCTCCTCTCCATGCTCTGAACTCCGTGCGACCGCCTATCGAGACATCTTCGGGACGGTGTACTACTACCGGCGATCACTGAGCGACGCAGTTACCTTCACTGACGA